TCCGTCAAAGCAGCGCGGGACCGCAAAGGCAAAACTGAAACCGGTGCCCGATGCGGCGATTTCGGCCGTGGGCCAAACCCTACGTGAACAGGGCATGCGAGCCCCGGCCACGGGCGGCAACACCACGTTCCTGCAGGCCAAGACCGCCAATGAGGTTTTGAAGACCCAGGAGCGGCGACTGAAGCTGCAAAAGATGAAGGGCGAGTTGGTGGACAAGGCCCGCGCCAAAGCGCTGGTCTTTCGGCTGGCCCGCGAGGAGCGCGATGCCTGGATCAACTGGCCCGCGCGGGCGGCAGCGCTGATGGCGGCGGAATTGTCCGCGGCGCTGTCGGAAAACGGGCAAGACATAACATTGGAGACAAGCCTGATGCAGAAGATCCTTGAAGCCCATGTGCGTGCCCAGCTGGAAGAGCTCGGTGCACATGTCCGGTTCGATCTCGCCTGAAACCGCATCTGGTATCGGGGAATTCGACGGACACGATGATCTGCGCCGTGCCTGGGCGGAAGGGCTGCAACCCGACGCCGATCTGACGGTGTCCGAGTGGGCCGATCGATACCGCATGCTGGCCTCTCGCGCTTCGGCGGAACCCGGTCGCTACCGCACCATTCGCACGCCCTATATGCGCGAAATCATGGATGCGCTGTCGCCCAGCAATCCGGCGCAACGGGTCGTCTTCATGAAGGCAGCCCAGGTGGGGGCTCCACTGGCGCTTGATACCCCGGTGCCGACGCCGTTTGGCTGGACGACCATGCTGGAAATATCCGCCGGTGATCTGGTCTATGACGAACAGGGCGAGGTGTGCCGTGTTACGGGGCTGTCTCCGGTCATGACCGGGCGGGACTGTTTTGAAATCACCTTTGATGATGGCGAGACGATTACCTGTGACGGGGAGCACCGCTGGCCGGTTCGGGATTACACCAACAAGGTGGTGGTGCAAAAGACCCTGCGCACCATCGAGATGTTCGGGCGCGAGCTGATCGGCAAAAAGAAGCGCCGACGTTACGCGGTCGATTGCTGCAAGCCCCTCGTTATGCCGGATCAGGATCTGATCATCCATCCCTATGTGCTGGGCCTCTGGCTCGGGGATGGTGCATCGGTCATGAACCATATCTCGGTGCACGAGGATGACGGGGAGATCGTCGAGCACCTCAACGCCTGCGGAGTCGATGCGGAATTTCGCCTGCCAACCTGGCGTTGCGGCAAGCTCGCCAATGTGGTGATCGATCCGACCTTCAGGACGAAAACCGACCTGAACCGGCCCGCGCATACGCGCTTTCGCTCGCCTTTCATGGCGAAGTTGCGTCTGCTGGATGTGCTGGGCAACAAGCATGTGCCGGTGCAATATCTGCGGGCGAGCCGCACGCAGCGATTGGAACTGGTGCGCGGTTTGATGGATTCCGACGGCTCCATCACGCCGGACGGCAAGCGCTGCGAGTTTAGCAATGCGGATCGAATTCTGGTTGATGCCATGGTCGAACTGCTGCGTGGCCTTGGCTACAAACCGGGCGTTTACTGGACAGCGGGTCGGCGCAAGGTATTTCGCGAGGGACACGCAGCGTCACAGACCATCGGGCACTGGCGTGTGTCGTGGACGGCCTATGCCGAGGAGCCAATGTTCCGGCTATCGCGAAAGGTCGGGCGCATGCGTTCAATCGAGCGGGGATGTCCCGGACAAAGCAAGCGGCGCAGGATCAGCGCCATCCGGCGGGTGGCAAGCGTGCCGGTGCGCTGTATCTCGGTGGATGCGCCGAGCCATCTGTTTCTGTGCGGCAAGGGCTGGATTCCGACCCATAATACCGAAGCGGGCAACAACATGATCGGCTTCGTGATCGCCCATGCGCCGGGGCCGATGCTGGCGGTGCAGCCGACCGTGGAACTGGCCAAGCGCAATTCGCGCCAACGCATCGATCCGTTGATCGAGGAAAGCGCGGTGCTGCGAAACAAGGTCCGCCCGTCTCGGGCACGGGATTCCGGCAACACCATGCTGTCGAAGGAATTCGCGGGCGGTATTCTGATCATGACGGGGGCGAACTCGGCCGTGGGCCTGCGCTCGACCCCGGCGCGCTACATATTTTTGGACGAGGTCGATGCCTATCCGGCCTCCGCCGACGAGGAAGGCGATCCGGTGTCACTGGCCGAGGCGCGGTCGCTGACCTTCGCCCATCGGCGGAAGGTTTTTCTGGTATCGACGCCAACGGTGAAAGGGGTGAGCCGGATCGAGAGGGAATTCGAGGCCTCGGACCAGAGGCGGTATTTCGTGCCGTGTCCGCATTGCGGCGCGCGGCAATGGCTGAAGTTCGAGCGGCTGCGCTGGGACAAGGGCCAGCCGGAAACGGCGGCGTATATTTGCGAAGCCTGTGAGGAGCCCATTGCCGAGCATCATAAAACGGCGATGCTGGAAGCAGGGCAATGGCGGGCGACGGCAGAAAGTGCGGACCCGACCACGGTTGGCTATCACCTATCGGCGCTCTATTCGCCGGTTGGTTGGCTGAGCTGGGAGCGGATCGCGCGCAGCTGGGAGGCCGCGCAGGGGTCCGATGATGCCATTCGCGCCTTCAAGAACACCATCCTCGGCGAAACCTGGGTGGAATCTGGTGAAGCGCCGGATTGGCAACGGCTGCTTGATCGCAAGGAAGAGACGGCCGCAGGCACCGTGCCCGCAAATGCGCTGTTCCTGACGGCGGGCGCGGATGTGCAAAAGGACCGCATCGAGGTTGATGTCTGGGCCTGGGGGCGCGGGCTGGAAAGCTGGTTGATCGATCATATCGTTATCGAAGGCGGCCCCGGTTCGGAGGCCTGCTGGAATGGCCTCACCGATTTGCTCGGCCGAACATGGCAACACGCCAATGGCAGCCAGATGACCATCGCCCGGCTGGCAATCGACACCGGATATGAAACCCCCGCCGTGTATGGCTGGGCGCGTAAGGTCGGCTTTGGCCAGGTGGCACCGGTCAAAGGCGTGGAAGGGTTCAACCGTGCCAGCCCCGTCTCGGGCCCGACCTTCGTGGATGCGACCATTGCCGGCAAACGCCTGCGCCGTGGCGCGCGGCTCTGGACCGTGGCTGTGTCGACCTTCAAGTCCGAGACCTACCGATTCTTGCGCCTTGAACGGCCGACGCCAGAGGAATTGGCGGGCGGAACGGATTATCCGCCCGGAACCCTGCACCTGCCAAACTGGATCGACAGCGAATGGCTGAAGCAACTGGTGGCCGAACAACTGGTGACGGTACGCAACAAACGCGGCTTTGCGCGATTGGAATGGCAAAAGCTGCGCGAACGCAACGAAGCGCTGGACTGTCGGGTTTATGCCCGCGCGGCGGCGTGGATCCTTGGGGCGGATCGTTGGTCGGACAAGCAATGGGATGAATTGGAACGGCAGGTGGCGGCTCCCGGTGCCGAGGTCGGCGCAGGAGCGGCGAACGCCGCACGGCAAAGTCGCAGTGGTCGCACCACCCGCCCCGCAAACCAGCGCCGTTCCGTGCGCTCGAATTACATGAGGTGAATGTGGCCACATTGGCAGAACTGCAATCCCGCCGCGAGGCGCTGGCGGCCTCACGCGCCAGTGGTGTGGCCCGGGTCAGCTATGACGGCAAGACGGTGGAATACCGCAGCCTGGCTGAAATCGACCGCGCCATCGATGTGCTGGACCGCGAGATTGCAGCGCTCGAGGGCCGCAGGGTGATCCGACAGGTGCGTGTGACAACCAGTAAGGGATTGTAATGGGCTTGTTTGATGCCTTTCGCCGCCGGGAAACTGGCGGCCCCAACGGTGTGCGTGCCCGCCTTGAAGGGGCGATGTCGCGCCGCCGCCTGAGGGGCTGGCAGCCCCCGCTGGAAAACATCAACTCGCTGGTGGCCTCGGGCGGGCCGCGATTGCTGGCGCGCTCGCGCGAACTTGTCGTTACCAATGGTTATGCCGCCAATGCCTGCGAGGCTTACGCCGCCAATCTGGTCGGCGACGGGATCAAGCCATCCTCCTTGATCGAGGATCCGGAGCTTCGGGACACGGTCCAACGCCTGTGGCTGGCCTGGACCGATCAGGCCGATGCCGACGGGCTGACCGATTTTTACGGTCTGCAGGCGATGATTGCCCGCGAAATGTTCGTGGCGGGTGAATGCTTCGTGCGCATCCGACCACGCCGCGCCGAGGACGGCTTGCTGGTGCCGATGCAACTGCAACTGCTGCAATCGGAAATGCTGCCGTTTGAAAAAACAGAAACGGCCCCCAACGGCAACCGCATCCGCTGCGGCATCGAGTTTGACCTCATTGGCCGTCGCGTCGCTTACCATTTTCGCCGTCGCCATCCCGGTGACAGCACGGACAGAGGCGGCCCGTTCATGGGCACCGTCATTCCGGACACAACGCGGGTGCCCGCCGAGGACGTTCTGCATATCTATCGCCCCATCGATGCGGGGCAAATACGCGGCCTGCCGCATGTGGCTCCGGCCATGGTGCGGCTGTTTCTGCTCGATCAATATGATGACGCGGAGCTCGACCGCAAGAAAACCGCTGCGATGTTTGCGGGATTCATCACCAAGAATGCGCCGGAAGAAGCCTTGATAGGGGAAGTGGAAGATACCGGCGAGGGGATTGGCATCGCCAGTCTTGAACCCGGCACCCTGCAGGTGCTGCTGCCCGGCGAGGATATCAAGTTCTCCAGCCCCGCCGATGTAGGCGGTGGCTATGAGGCGTTTCAATATCGCACCCTGCTGGCGATCTCGGCCTCGCTTGGTTTGCCCTATCATCTGGTCACCGGCGATGTGCGTCAGGCCAACTACTCCAGCCTGCGGGCCGAACTGGTCGAGTTCCGCCGCCGGATTGGGCAATTGCAGCACGGCGTCATGGCGCATCAATTCTGCCGACCCGTCTGGACGCGCTGGTTGGAGGCGGCGGCACTGTCGGGCGCGCTCGATCTGCCTGATATGGCCAAGGCCAAACCGGTCCACTGGATCCCACCACGCTGGGATTGGGTCGATCCGCTGAAAGACATTCAGGCGCAATTGCTCGGGATCGAAGCCGGTCTGATGTCGCGCCGAAAGGCGGTCGAGGCCACCGGTTATGACATTGAGGAAATCGATCGCGAGAATGCAGCGGATGCGGAGCGTGCCGCGGCTCTGGGTCTCCATTACAGCACCAGCCCCGGCGAGACGCAGGGCGCGCGGGCGACGCCCGTGAAACCCGCTGACCCCGAAGAACAGCAAACGTAGCAAAGGAACCACCATGAAAAACTGGTATTCGATCTGCGCCCTCAATGAGGGCGCGGAAATCTCGATCTATGACGAAATCGGCGCTTATGGCGTTTCGGCCAAGGCCTTTCTGGCCGATATCGGCAAACTGCCCGACAAGGCCCCGCTGACGCTCAGGCTCAACAGTCCGGGCGGGTCGGTCTTCGATGCGGTGGCGATCTACAACGCCCTGCAGCGCCACGCGGGCAATGTCACCGTTTCTATCGACGGCATTGCCGCGTCCGCCGCCTCCTACATCGCCATGGCAGGTGACGAGATCATCATGCCCGAAAACGCCTTTCTGATGATCCACGACCCCTCCGGCATGGTGATGGGCACGGCGGCCGACATGCGGTCCATGGCCGAGGCGCTCGACAAGATCGGTGGCAGCCTGCTGCGGGGTTACGCGGCGAAATCCGGCAAGGCGGAAAAGGACATCGCGAAGCTGATGGCCAAGGAAACCTGGCTGGATGCTGCCGAGGCACTGGATATGGGTTTTGCGGACACCATGGCCGAGCCGGTCAAAATGGCTGCCAGCTTTGATGTCAGCCGGTTCCGGAACACGCCGCCGGAAATCGTCGAGGCGGTGAAATCAGCTGAGAAATACAAGACTTCGGTGATCAACCCAGCACCGAAAGCGGAAGCATCGGCCAAGGCTGATCCGGTTCCCGCACAATCGCAGAAATCAAACCCGCTTCCGGACCCCGCGGCCATCCGCAATGAGGCCATGACCTATGCCAAAACGGTGGTTGATCTCTGCCGTCTTGCCGGTCAGCCGCAAATGGCAGCGGGGTTCCTGTCCGCCGAGACCTCCCTTGAGGATATCCGCAAGGCCCTGATCGACGCCAAGGCGGCTGATGATCCCGACATCTCCTCCACCCACCCGCAACCGGGCGCAGCACCCGAGGCCAAACCCTGGGGCGACGTGATCGCCCGCACATTCAAACGCAAAGGATAACACCCCATGACCACATTGACCGAAACCCGCCACGCAGGCGGTTTTATCGTTTGGGAGGCCCTCCGCGATTATTGCCGCGAGGTCGTCACCATCGCCACCGGCGGGGCCAAGCCCGTTCTGGAGCCCGGCACCGTGCTCGGCAAAATCACCGCTTCGGGCAAATACGCCGCCCATGATCCGACGGCTCTCGATGGCACGGAAACCGCCGTCGCCGTGCTCTGGGGCAAGGCGGATGCCACTGCGGCTGACGTGGATGCGGTTGTGCTGTTGCGCGGTCCCGCCATCGTTAACGCCAATGATCTGGTGTTCGCCGGCACGCCCACAGCGCCGGAAATCACCGCCGCCCATACGGCGCTCGCCGCCGTCGGCATTCTCACCCGCTAATTCCAATATGAAAGGAGGCTGAAATGGCCACCATGGATATCTTCGAGACCGATGCATTTTCGGTCATCGAGCTCACCCGCGCGCTTGAAAACATCCCCTTCAAGCCCGCGACCCTCTCGGGCTCCGGCCTGTTCTCCGATCGCGGCGTGCGAAGCCGCACTGTTGTCATTGAATCCCGCGACGGCACCCTGTCGCTGATCCCGTTTTCCGAACGTGGCTCGGCTTATGATCAACAGGTGCCCGAGCGTCGCGACGTGCGGGCCTTCGTTTGCCGCCAGTTCAAGAAGCAGGACGTGCTCTGGGCCTCCGAGATTCAGGGCATCCGCGCCTTTGGCACTGACAGCGAGACCCAGCAGATTCAGGCCGAAGTCGCCCGCCGTCTGCGTCGCCTGCGCAATGACGCCGAGGCCACCTTTGAATACCACCTGCTGAACGGCATTCAGGGCAAGGTGCTCGACCCCAAGGACGGGGCCACTGTCATCGATTACTTCACCGAGTTCGCGATTACCCCGGCCACCGAGGTCAACTTCGATCTTGCCGCCA